ACTCACCGGAGCCGGCGGGTCTATAACTGGTTTCGATGCCGACTACTTAATTATAGATGACCCGTATAAAGGTGAGGAAGAGGATTTCACACCAACAGCCCTACAGAAAAAGATTGACTGGTATTTGACGGTTGTGGACCAACGTATAGAACCCAAGACAAAATTCCTAATCCTGCATACAAGATGGCATTCACATGATCTGATCGGATATTTCAAGGATAACCTTGCGGATGATTTTATTTTCATCGAATTCCCCGCTATCAAAGAGGATGGCACACCATTATGGCCTGAACAATATAATATAGAAGAGCTTGAAAAAAGAAAGAATAAGATAGGTGAAAGGTTGTTCAGTTCACAGTACCAACAGAAACCATTAGATGAAACATCTGATTTCTTTGACATAGACAAATTACAATATATTGATGAACTCGACCATAATGAAGAAATAATAGACTGGATAAGAGTATGGGATATACAATCATCAGAAAGTATTAAATCAGATTACACTGCAGGTTCTCTTATCGTCCTCACAAATCATGATAGGATAGGATGTACTGATATAGTCTATGGTCAATTTGCAGGTGGAACAAAACAGAAAATACTCAACACAGCCATGAAGGATGGTTATAACGTTAAGATACTTATTGAAACAGGAGTTGCAGCAGCTGGTGATCTACTATTCAAAGAATGGGAGAAACAATTAGAAGGTTACAGGGTTTACCGGGCCCAGGCTATTAAAAGTAAACCAGACCGGGCTACACCACTTAAGAATGGTATATTGGACAGGAACTTCTTTTTAATGCTTAATGATAAAAAATTAAAGGATAAAGTTAATAGAGAATTGCAGGCTTTCCCTGAGGGTCAGCATGATGATATTATAGATACTTTTGCTTATGGATATAATTATTTTTCTATGAGAACGAATAAGTCTTATGCTGGTGTTGGTTACATCACACTATAAAAAAATGATATTATAAAAGGTTGGGAAGATAAAATTGTCAATACTACAAACAATACAAAAAGCATTACCATTCCAGATAACACGTAAACCAGAAAGTAAACAAAACATATACACATCCGGCTACGGATGGCTATACCCATATATGGCGATGGCTGGTAACTATGGAACAGATAATGCTAAAACAGCCCGTGTAACCTGGACCACCTACTATAATGCGATGGAAACAGAAGTAATCTACTCCTGCATACAAGCCTACGTAGTAGAAACACTAGCCGCGAACTTCGACATATACAGTGATAATAAAGAAGAAGACGACCCCGATGTGATAGAGTATATAACAGACTTTTATAAAAGACCAGCAGGAAATAACAGCGCAGAGGATTACACGAATTATATCAGTAAAGCAATACAATCCTATATGGGTACTGGTGATTTCTTTGCAGAAATATCCTATGACAAAACCATACAAGGACTACCAGTCGGACAATACTTCATACAACCACATCGGATGATGTACCACTACGACACCGACCAATACGGTCTCATAGGTACGAACATACGATACGAACCTGATGAACTAATACATGTGATGATACCAGACATAACTAATGAGATATGGGGCCAAAGCCCCATTGATGTTTGTGCGAAGAGTATAACTATGGATATTAACGCACGGAACTTTAATAATGATTTCTTCGAGGCGAAGATGGACCCACGTGGAGCGTTCGAATTCGATAAGGATATGAATGATGAAGATGTCCGGACAGCAGTCGAGCTGATGAAAGAGAACGCACAGGAAAACCCCCGGGGCCATATAACACTACACGGTGCTAAGTATCAGAAGATAACACAGACAAATCGTGATCTTGAATTCACCACACTATTAAATATGATGCGTGACCGTTGCATCATGACCTACCAGGTACCGCCGAAGCTTGTTGGTATTAAGGATGGTGGGCAACTTGGTGGTAAAGGTGATAGTGAAGAGGATATGAAACTCTTCAAGAAACGTCTTGGTGGGCGTGTTTTCAAACCATTCGAGAGCGAGTTTAAGCGTGTGTTAGGATCTGCGTGGAAGTCCTTCGGATGGGATGAGGAGTTCCACTTTGGAGATATTGACCTTGAGGATAAGCTTCAACGGGTTAATATTGAGAACATACGCCTACGGAATGGTTCTAAGTTCATAAATGAGATACGGACTGATTATGGTGAGGACCCTGTACCATGGGGTGATGAACCATTACAATATGCTATTGGTGGTACTGGTTATAATATGCCCACCGAACCTGCTGTTAAAGAAGTAGTAGAACGTGATGCTTTTAAGGTTAAATCAATATTACAGCGTAAAGGTTACATCCTCTAAGAATAAAAAGGGAATGGTTGATATTTAATGTGCCAACACTGCAGAGATGATACGATCAGAGTAGATGAGAAAATATTAGATGCCCTGATAATCAGTAGCAACCTCAAACCAGAGGACCTGACTGGACTGAAACAGAAAACAGCAACACCATTATCAGTACCGGATTTTAAACCAGATACCATGATAGGTGAGGGTGAACCAACAAAGGACGAGATAGAATACAGGGAAGCCCTACTAAGATTACTAAGGAAATTATATGATAAGGTTAATAGGATCATATTCACTGATAAGGACCCTTCAAAGAAAGTGGATAGTATTGATAAGCCAGTGCAGAGCTTTATAAAAGATGGTCAGAAATTAGTTGATAAGTATATACCACGGATATGGACTGATGGAATAGATGAGGGTATTAGGACACTTGAAAAGATAGATAAGGATAATGAATATGATCCTGATAAAATTGATACTTTTAAACTTGAATTAATCCTATTACAACAAAAATTAAACATAAGAAAGATAGGCTTAAACCTGCGTGGAAGAATAGAACAACACATCCTGATCAAAGCGATACAACAGCATAAAAAGCAATCAACTTCGGAGCAGAAATCAATAATAAAAGCCAACCCCACATCCAATTGGACCGAGTGCATGAGAGAATTACATAAGATAGAACCGGACTTGACAGAAGATGAACTACGTGACTGGTGCAGTGACTATGTTGGTGCATGGGGTGAAGCTCAGGGTAACACTGATAAGGCTGGGATGTTCGGATGGATAGAGGCACATAAAGAAGCCATACTCGGAGCATTAATCCTTGGTATTATCACCATGGACAGGACACTTGTAGCGGATTGGGTGACTGCTGGTGATGATCGTGTATGTAGTGATTGTCTCAAATTAGAAGCGAACAGCCCATATAATGTTGATGAATGGCCAGAGGAACCGCATTTTGGTTGTAGATGTGAACAAGAAAATGTTAGAACAAAATAATATCATATACTCATCCCTTTTTTATGATAAAAAAAAGAAATAAGGTGATTATTAACATGCCATACAGTACAGAAGAATATATCCATCTACCCAACCCAGAACACCCCGAGAGCGAATTCCGACTCAATAATAAAGGACAGGTGAACATAGTAGGAACCATCAACTTCGGAGCAGGAGTAAAAGGACGACTAGGATTACTAAGAGGAAATGGCAAATCAGCAGTTTACGTTTACCTATTCAAAAAAACAAAATATGATAAAAACTCTGCAAAGGAGTGGTTAAAAAATCATGGGAGTGATAAAACAATGAACAATAACCTACTAACCAATAAAAAATTCAAATTCAACCTACCAGTCACCAAATCCTACACCGGAGATGACGGCTTCCTATACCTCGAATACGCACTAGCAACCACGGATGTGGACCTTGAGAAAGAACAAGTAACACCGAAATTCCTGGAGAGCATGGCCGAACAAGCACCACACATAAACATGTACCTGGAACACAGTTATACAGAAGAAAACACACTAGGTCCTGTTGTGAGTAGTGAGATCAAAGGAAACCAACTATGGGTTAAGGGACGTGTGCGGAAATCTAAGGAAGAGAAAGTGAACGACCTACTCAAATCCGGAACACATATGGGCGGTTCTTTTGGTGGTATATGTCATAAGGATTATGTTGAGGATGGTATAAGGAAATTAGATGAAGGTTTACTATTAGATGCTACTTTCACACCGATGCCGGTTAACCAGGCAACACTGGGAACAGCTAGTGTGGAGTATAAAGGATGCACAGTATGTAACCAGATAATTAAGAGTATTGAACGTAAATATGACCTTGATATTTCTGATAAGATAATTGAACCTGAAATAGTTGAAAATAAAAGTATTAAAAATAGTAAGGAGGATATAAACATGGAAGTAGACGAAATAAAAGAACTATTAGATGCTAATAAAGCATCAATATTAGATGAAGTTAAAGAATTAATTAAACCACTCAAACCAACACCAACTGTTGATGAAGTGGAAAAAAAGTAGATAAAGAAGTGGAAGTTGAGGAATTTGATAAAGAAGCTTTCGTTAAAGACATAACCGATGGTGTGCTTAAATCACTGGGAATAGAACCAGAGGAAGAACCAGATGAAGAACCGGCTAAGCTGGTTGTTATTGATGCAAAGACCCTTGAAGAGAGGGATGAGGAACTAGTACAGAAAGCCCTTAAATCAATAGCTAAGAACCGTGAGGGTGAGCCTAAGTCTAAAAGATTAGGCGGGCCCAAATTCATCAACGCCGAGAAAGAAAAGAAAGATATGGATGAAACCAGGGATGTAGGTAAGGTTTCAACCAGGAAAGCGGCTGAGATGTTAGTTCAGAGAAAAGGACTCTAAAAAAAAAGATAATTAAAGTATTTATTTGATTAGGAGGTATATAATTATGACTACAATAAAAGAAGCGATGAAAGGACATTTCGCAAGTAAAGATGAACTGGTCGAACTCCAAAAAGCACTAAGCACCGCTGAAGCTAGTGCTCCTGGTAGTGCTGGTGCGATTATAGAACCAGAGATAGACCCCACATTACAGAATATGGTGGTGAAGAAATACCCATTCTACAGTTACCTAAACAGTATGGGCAGGGTGACCGCTACCAGATCCAATAAACCATCATTCCTTAAAAAATTATCAGGTGGTGCTGGTGGATTCATAGCAGAAGGAGACGACCTAGGAAATGCAACTGATAGTGAATATGATCTTATAACTGGAACCATGACTACATGGAGATACAGATTAGAACTTACCGACCAGTTAATTATGGGTTCACAAGACAGTATGATAGATGTGTATGAGCAGGAGATACAGGATGGACTGGAAGCCCACCTAGGAGATATTGACAGTGCAATGCTAACCGGAGCAGCAAGTGGTAATAACCCTGTTGGTTTGTCAACATTAATAATAACTAACACTGCCGATCTTCAAGGTGGTGAGGAGATTACGGATAAGTTCCAGTTAGATAGTATGTGTAATCAGATAATGGATGCTGGTGGAATGCCCAGTGCACTAGTGACATCAAGCAATGTCAAATCACAACTTGAAGATGTACTCTATCCAAATGTGAACGCACCACTCATACCAAGGACTGAGATGGCCTTCGGATTCCAGGTTACACGTTACGATTCACCTGCGGGTGAGATACCTATCATTGTTGACCCAGCCCTTGCTGGTGCCACTCCTAATAAGGAGCAGATACTGTTTGTGGATTATAGCACTCTTATGCTGAAGTATCTGATGGAACCACGTGTCATTGATCTTGCGAAGACTAAGCTAACCACATCTTCTGTTCTGGCTTCTTTCCAGAGTTTCATGTGCCGTGCTGAAGAGTTCAATGGTAAAATCTATAATATTAAGACTAAAGCATAAAGGAAAGAGGAGTTCTTTTTCCTATTAATTTATTTTTTTTCACAAGATAAAAGGGGTGACAATAGAATGGCTCAATTAACAACTGCTGAGGCGAAGAGGATTAACAGGCAGAACCGTAGTAGTTATGAAACAGGATTAGGAGACCGTGTCCGAGAACTAGAAGGTGGTTCAATAGCTACTGGTACAGAGGGTCAAGTACCTATCTGTGATGCTAGTGGTGTACCCACACCAAAAACATTAAGTGGTGATATATCAAATACTGCTGATGGTGTGGTTACAGTTGGAAATGATAAGATCATAGAACCTAAATTAAAGGTTGTGAATCGTGACCTGACAATAGCGGCAGAAGCTACATCTGCAACAGTTACTAATGCAGCGGATATAGATGGTTTTCTTGGACAGGCCCATTTCACAGCTGCTAGTGCGGATGCTACTGCAAATGAGATTGTTAGTGTACGTTTTGTACCAAGTACTGGTGCTTTAACAGTAACTGTGAATGTTGCTGCTACTGCTGAGACTGTGGTTCGTGTGCCTATTATACAGGCAGCTTAAATATATTATAATATTATATATTTTCCTTTTTTTTTAAAATAAAAAATGACAGGATGAGGATTTTAATGAGAGAAGTACAATTCAAACACAAAAACGCCAACCACACACTGCACTTGAAAGGTAAGAAGATAGTGTTTAAGAATGGCCGGGCACAGGTTGATGATGAGATAGCGGATGCTATTATTGACCTGGAGGATAATGATTACATGGTTAAGCCTGAGAGGAAGGTTAGACCGAAGAAACAACCCTCAAAAAAGAAGGGTTAAAAGATTAAAAAAGAATAAATGTTTGGAGGCAGATAATAATGGCAATGATTATCAAGGGAAAGGACCCCATTGCAGGTAGTAATGAGGGTATAACTTCAACAAAAATAACCGGAACAACAACCAGGCAAGGATTAGATGTTAACGTTGCGAATTATGTTAAACCAACCCGTAAAGAACAACTAACCCACACCGATATGAGTGGGGGGAAAATAACATTCACTAATCCAATGATTGGTATAGAAGTCTATAATGACAGTTCAGCAGATACTTTAACTTATACAATTAATAGTATAGATATCACCGTTGGACCTGGTAAGAGTGATACTGGTTTTTATGATAGTTTTACGGAAGTGACCATAGCAGGTACGAGTCCATCATTCAGAGCCATAGGACTAGGGTAGAATAAGAAGGTAATAATCTAGACCTTCGTTAAACCACACTATAACGAAGTAAAAAAAATAGGAAAATATAAGGGAGCAAATAAAAGTATGGTTGAAATCAAACCTGATGTACGGATAACACGATACCGAGAAGATACTCTGAAATTATCTTTCCTATTCCAAAACCCTGATGGTACAGTTATGGATATATCAGGGCAGACACCAGAATTCTACCTGAAACAGAACAAGGAAGACATATACACACACTTAGATCCTGAAGTAACTATTGACAGTACAGGGATGGTGGATGGTGAGTTGGTGATAACAGTAGCGAGAACAGGGATGGAACTCCTTAAACCCGGTATATATGATTTTATCCTGAAGTTCACTGAGTCAGTCCCGGAAACACAAGTATTAGGTGAATTGGAATTAGTGGATGTGTGAATACTTATGACTGTTATTTTGGATAATAGTGTAAAGAGTAATATTATACTTAGAGAAGATAATAATAATATAACCATACCACAATACACCACCCGCATCATAGAAATAGCAAAACAAGGACCACAAGGACCATCAGGTGGCGGTGGCAGTGATTTCACAGGAACCGCAGGAGAGGGCGGATTACAAGCATACCAAATAGTCTACATAGACACACTAAACACTATAAAAACTGCAAGCGCATTAAACCCCACACACATCAATCGTGTGGTTGGTATAACAACCGAAACAGTAAATACTGGTGAGAATATTAACATACGAATAGTAGGGGAAGTTACAAATGAAAACTGGGAACTCACACCAGGAGCTACTTATTTCTTATCAGATGGTGGTGAAATAACCACTAACATACCAATTACAGGGTTTTACCAAAGAATAGGGAAAGCATTAAACACCACCACCCTGATAATGGATATGGGAGAACCCATACTAATACAAAACTAAAAATATATATATATAATTTTTTTATAGGAGGATAATATTTTATGGCAACCAAAAAATATCTTAAACTCGATGATAATAGTAAAAGTATAGCAGAAGAATCCGCTACAGTAACCAGCGCCGGAGCAAGTGATGAAGGAAAAATAGTAGCACTAGATAGCACAGGTAAACTGGACGATACAGTAATGCCAACTGGTATAGGTGCTAATATAATTGTATTACCAGCATCAGAAGCCCTAACAGCTAATGATGTTATTAATATATACGATGATGCTGGAACTGTTAAAGTAAGAAAAGCAGATGCTACCGATGCCACTATGCCAGTGCATGGTTATGTTAAAGATAGTGTTACGATGGGTAGTGATGCAACAGTATATCTTGACGGGCCATTACCAGGAACCGGTTTAACTGTTGGTTCCTCATATTTCTTATCTGAAACTGCTGGTCTGGTCACAACCACACCACCAACTACATCTGGTTCGGTTTGGCAAAGGGTTGGTGTTGCAATTTCAGCCACACAAATCGAATTTGAACCAGAACAACCAATAACAAGAGTATAAATACGATGTCTGAGAAAGTATTAGCGCTTAGTGATTCAGAGAAGAAGGTTATTGAGAAGGCAATACCCACCACTGATGAAACAACACTAAGACTCGCTAGTGATGGTAACTGGCTCAGTAAATATCCGAACATCGCCACCGGTAGCGATTACCTACAAAACACCGATGGTGTTAGTGGTACTGGTGCTACAGTCAGTTCATCCACTGACTGGGCCTATGAAGGTAGTAAAAGTTTTAAAGTAGTGACAAATAATAGTGCAAGTGGTGAGGGTGTCATCATATTAACAGAGAATATGTTACCCACAACTCCCGGTCAAGAACGTTACATCTCAACCTATTTAAAGGGTAGTAGTGGGACGGTCAAGGCACAATTAGTGTTTAAGAAGAGTGACGGGTCAGATGCAGGAACCATAACCGGTGCGGATATAACATTATCAACCACACCACAGATGATCAGCGTATCCGGTGTAGCACCAGCAGACACAACTTACATGATTCTGAAGATAATAACAACAACACAGCAGGGAATAACATTCTATGTGGATAAAGTACACATTAATGATAGTAGTAGTTCAAAGATAAGATTACCAGTCCTAATAGAGGAAAAAACAGTATCCGAGGCAACAGAAATAACATTCAGTAATCTGGATGGTGATAAGGACATTGAATACTATCTTGAATTTTATTGTTATTATACATGTACAGGCTATGGACTTACTTATTTATTACCGAACAATGTTACAACTGATTTATCAGGACACTATCACCGGTTTTGGGCTGGTAGTACAAGTGGTAGTACATATACTGATAAAATACCTTTATCGTATGCTGGTGCTAATGGTAATACTGTATATCTTTATGGTTTTGTAAACATGTATGTGAAAAAGGATAGTGAAAAAATGTTTATTGGAGAAACAACAGCAAGAGCACCAGATTATCACTTTGTACATATGATTAATGGTTCATGGATTAATACGACAGATAACCTAACAAACCTAAAAATAAAATCAGATGTTGCTAAGTTCACCGGTATTTTTAAACTGTATAAAAAAGTTGATATTAATTTGCAGAATTTATTATAAAAAAGAGAATGGGATGTTATGAGAGTATGAGTTTAATCACACTAGCAGAGCTGAAAGATGAAGCTACTATGCCAGATAATAGTATTGACTTATCTGATTATTCAGATGCACAGTTACAGAAGAAAATAGATTGGGCCATCAGTTATGTAGAGAGAGAATCAAACCGTATTTTCACTGATAAAACATACACACAAACAAGTGAAACCCATACTGGTGTGGAGATTCAACTTGAACATATACCAGTTAAAAGCGTTGAATCATTAGTAATTGATGGGGCTAGTATAGTGGAAACATGGTATACACTGGACAATAACACCGGACTTATAGCATTACACACAGAGCCAGAAGGAAACTATACTTACTCAGTTGATTATACTGTTTCTGAGGTTGATACTGATATAATTAATATTGCACGTGACATTTGTACAGATCTGATATTCAGGAAGATAGACGGAACATTCGATGAGGATGAAAGCATATCATCAATCAAGAGTGGTAATAGTCAGATCAGTTATAATCAGTCAACTAAGCAGGGAATAAATAATAGGCTTGCCAGTATTAAGAAGAACACAATTTTCTATGGGATAATCTAAAAAAATAAGGAGAAAAGATGATTATAATTATTGGGATGTGGTTAGTGTATGGATAGGTATGAACGAGCATTCCATAAATTATTAAGGCATATGGGTAAGGATGTAATGGTGACGAAGAGGATGAAACAATATGATAGTAATAATAAGATAATAGTTGATAATAAAGGACAACCAGAATACACCGAAACAACCAACCATTGCCTGGCACAGATAGACCTAGTAAAAGGTACAGAAAGATACATTGAAGGACTCATCCTCCAACCCGGCGATGCAATAGGATACTTCCAAAAAAAAGACATACAACACCTAAACACAGACACCATCATAAATGTGGAAATAGATGGTTTAAAATTCCAATTCGAAGTCCTTGAAATAAATCCGGACCTGATAAATATTGTTGTACCAATGAAACGTATCAAAACAGGAGAAAACTAAATTTATGGGAACTATCACAATACACCCTGATAAAGACCAGATCATAGATGATATACAGGGCAAACTGAACCAGTTACAGGACAAAGCACAGGACATGATCATAGATGTTTCTGACCTGTTCATGAGCATAGCACGTGTACTAGCACCATACCTCACCGGAGAACTAAGGGACAGTATACAAGTATTCCTGGGAAGCTCATTAGAAGCGACTATCGAATCATTACTCAACTACTTCGAATACGTAATCCTCGGAACAAGTGAACATGACATAGGAAGTCCCATATGGATTCCGCAGGTTGCTGATTGGAGATATATAGGTTTAAGCCCTGCTGGAAGGGGAAAACCACACCCTGGAACTAAAGCTAATGATTTCATGGAAGATGCCATGGCGGAGGGTGAGAATGAGGCCGAGCATAGGATTGATAATTTCATGGAGTGGTTAGCATCATGACAAAAAGAATATGTAATATAGTACCTGGAAAGTGGGGTGGTGACCGGTTCGACCATCCGGATATTCAGGGATTTGTACAGATGAGCGGTGTACAATTCAAAGTTAAAAACCTGGTATGGATTAAACCAACCGATACGACTGATGTGCAGGATATAGTTGAAGAGAGTGTTAAAACTATTCTTGAAGGATTGAAGTATAAAGATGAGGATTTGTTTGATAATGTTGTGATTGGTGATAGTAAACCATTATGGCCCGGTTTTGCACTGGTGAATTTCTCAGTACCATCAGAGGATGAGTTCAGAGCTGAGGAGATAGGCGGACCATTATTAATACCATTAGGTACTGGTTATGTTACATTTGTTTTCAGGAAGAATTATTAGACGATGCACGTACTCGGATGCGTAAAGCGCCACAGTTCTTTATTGATTACCTACTAAATAACCCCATATTAATGGCAGA